ATCTCCGAATACTTTTGTTGACATAAATTTTTGCTATTCCCCACACACCAACAAAGATGTAGGGGGAATAACATGTTGGTTAATGATGCTGACTAAGCATCTGGGGGGCGGAGAAAACCTTTCGTATCGGTCTCTAAGAGACCTACTGTCGCCAGTGACTGCCAGTCTTTTGGACCAGACGCACGGCCAGAGAAACTAAGATTGTTCTTAACCCTTCAGATGCTCACAAAACAAAAAACGCCCCGTTTTGGCGTTTATTTGTTATACTTTGGTAACGATTATCCCTCTTAAGGATAAGGTCGTAGGTTCGATCCCTACAGGGCGGACAAGTTAAGTATGAAAAAAATAAACGTCTATTTGCTTTGCGATATGAGTCTGTCGAAGTTCTACCTCTAAAGTATATACCTTACCCGAACGCATGCAAGCATATAAAAGTGGATAACTTAAACTCTAACAGTCTTTGATTTAACTGTCAAACCCGAACGCTTCATTTCATTATAGTATATCTCGTGAACCGTACTGTGCGCTAAATTCATAATGTTTGCGATTTGTCGCCAAGATTTCTTTCCATTATCCCGTAGTCGCACAACATTTTTATTCCTTTCTGTATTTATAGGTTTTGCCATAATCGGATACTAACAAAGCCCGAACACTAAATCAAGCTCATAACCTCTTTATGTATTGGTTTCAGTTCCTCTTTCTCTACTTCGTAGTAATAAAGCAGTGTTGTTTGGAGACTTGTATGTCGAGCTAGTAATTGAGTCTTTCGTGGATCGACCTTGTTCCTCAATAGAGTTGTAACAAATGTAGACCGAAATATGTGGTGCGTAAGGTTTTTCTTCAGTCCTACTCTTTTTTTGATAGTTTGAAGATGTGTCTGGGCGGTTATTGGACCTAACCTTTTACCTGAACAAGATAGGAATAATGCCGTATTAGTATCTTTCCTAGTATCCATATATTCCTTTAATTCTTTTTCAGCTCCAAACAGATACACTGTTTCCCATCGCTTTGTCTTTTTGCTTACAAATCTGACCTCGTGGTTTAGAAAGTCTACATTCTCCCGATCCACAGAAAGAGCTTCTGATATTCTCAAACCTGTATGTAATAGGAATTCAAACAAAGCTTTCGTCCTTATCATTGCGTGATGGGACTTGGCTTGTGTATGGCCTCTGGCGTGTTTGCTGAATATGATAGGGCGAGTAAAGTATTCTCTGACTTGGGCTATATCAGCCAAATTCAAAGCTCTTGAGTCTTTCATGCGACGAGCTGGTGGTATGGTTATATCATCTATATCAAAGGGAAAGATGATGCCTTTTTTACGGGCATACTTGATTATGCTTCTTAGTGTAATTACGCTACGTCTTCCCATCTCGTAGCTGGACTCGCTTCCTTTTTTGAATACCAGGTCGCCGTGAATTGGCCGTATCTCTGAAGTATCTAATTCTCCTAAGGCTGGGAGTATGAATCGGCGTATCCGTCCAACATGATGCACAACAGTTGCTGCGCTCATGCCTATATCATTACAGTTCTCTAAGAACTCCAAAGAAAGTTCTTTCAGTTTCATATAAACGCAAAGCCTACGGTTGTAGCCGTAGGTGCGGTACCCGTGTAGATACGGATACGAGATAATTATACCCTGTTTAGAGTATAAAAAATCCACACCCCACTGCTACAACAATGGGTTAAATTATTCCGACGAAAGTGCGTACATCGGAGAGATTATTACTAATAAAAATAAAGTCAAGCAATAGAAAAATCCCAGATGTTTTCGACAATCAAGAGAGATTCAGGGTAAATCAGTTAGTTAGGTTAGTATATCAGTCTATAAATATGGTTTATGGGGACAAAGTGTGGAGAGTTTGGGGAGAAGACATGTTGCAGAGAAATATAGGAGGCGTATAATATATACTATAAAAATTGAAAAACAGGGTTGATCCCCCTCATAGGTAGAGTAAACAACAGAAATCTGTTTCAAGTTCGGCGTGGGTCACTAAAAAGATCATTACGCCTCACGGTGTATTCCCCTAAAAAGGTTTGCTCCCTGCGCCGTACTTGGTACGGATTTTTTGTTGCAAAAAAGTACCCAATTGGAGGCCTGCTGTCTCTTCGTAGTTCAAATCGGATAGAACACCCCAGTGCTAACGGCGGAGATTCAAGTTCGATTCTTGACGAGGAGACAATAGACCTTCAGCTAGGTACTTTTTATAATCAAAACAGTGATATCGCTATCTTATATCACTTGCGATAAACTCGCAAATTGGCGCAGGTTGTGGATAAAAAAGGAGGCTCTGCTTAGCCCTCCTTTGATTGCCGACTGATTAGGACGGCGTAGATAAGATCACCTCCTTAACCCACATGGAATAGTGGTAGATGTGACGGGATATGTCTTGGCTGTTCAACAACTTTTGGCGTGGTAATAACCGCTACAGCTACTGTCGCACAATTGCGAGACAGAAACCGCGAAGCACAATTACCGCTACAAAAGAATAGTTCAGCAATAACATCCCGATCGGGTTGAAACCTTGTCCAACACTGACGGCAGATTTTACTCATGGTCAGTGATTTAACATTCCCACACGACGCGGCGCAAAGGCAACATTGGGGAAGCAGTCCGACAGACGGTTTCTTTCGTGTTGAGCCGATTGCGTGTTCGGTGGATAGGGACGACACGACGCACTACAAGGAACGTGCCGAACCGCGAAGTTCTGCAGTGGTTCTTCATAGGATACTTTTCCGCACGCACAAACGAATTTCACTTGAGCCTCCGTTTGATGATTGGATTTAGATAACGAACACGATTTATAAACCGTGGCTTGATTTTCATCTTGAGTAGATTACTAACGTGGTTGATTGTTTCTGTACTCTTTCAGCTAAAACATCGAGAGCATAATCCTCAACAAATCTTACAGTGATTCCAGTTTTTAGAAAAAATCTAAAAGCGGCAACCATCGCATAACTATTGAGAAAAATGTCGTTATGACAATAGGCATCGTAGATCAGTTGGAATACTGACATACCAAGCTTATTGGCGGCCTGATATATCAGCTCGGGATGCGTTTTCATAATAAACTCCAGAGAGCTAGGGCCATGAATGGGAACGACATGGCAGTCTAGCTTAAGAGAGGCATCATTTAGCCATAAACAACAAGTTTTCGCACATTATATAGAATTTTAGATTTGTGATTCTTTTGAGCCTATTTGGTTGTGTAGAAGTCCTTTCACCCGTAGTTTTAATTACGGCGGACAAGAGCATTTCCCACCTCTCCAGAGTTTATTTATCAAAGTACTTTCCTCTTTCAATAGCTTACTCCCGCAAATCAAAAACGCCCCCTTGTCAATGAAACAAAAAAATTACCTAAGTGAACTTTGGTTCACGAGCGTGATAGTATGATAAATATATAAGTAACTTTTAAAACATGTCAGAATCACTAAAGTCTCATTTATGGTCAGCTGGTATTACTTTCGCAGGTACGTTTCTCGTTACGCTTGGTGCAGCAATAAAAGGTATTAATTTCAATGGTTTAGATATCACAGTATCTGGTTCTTTTGCAATTACCCTAATTATCACAGCTGGACGCACAGCAATTAAAGCTTTGATGGAAGACTTGCTAAAGGCAGACGTATTACTCGGAGTTAAAAAATAAGCTTAGATGATAAAAAAGATAATTTCTAATGGCGAGATAGCTCGCGCTAAACTTTTAGAAGGTGTAAATAAAGTTGGAGATTGTGTTGGTAGTACTCTGGGTCCTAATGGACGCAATGCAATTATCTATAGAAAGTATAAAGCTCCCCTCATTACAAATGATGGAGTAACGATTGCCCGCCATATTTATATGGATGATGTTATTTCTGATCTTGGAGCACAAACCATAGTCGAAGCTGCTTTGAGAACTAATGATCAGGCTGGAGATGGAACTACTACAACAGTTGTAATTGCAAGCGCTCTGGCTCAGAAAGGTTTTGATCTCTTGAAAGGTAATGAACTTTCATCAAAACCTAATGCTATGTCTATTTTCCGTAACATAAATGCTGAAAAAACCAATGTTTTGGCCATTCTAAAGGAATCGGCACGCCCACTAAAAAAAGGAGAGTTAGGAAAAATCATTAGTACTTCCCTAGAAAACTTGGAAGTTGGAAAAACGATTGCAGAGATGATCCAATCTGTTGGACAGGATGGATACATAGCAGTTGAAGATAATTGGGCGACTCAGTATGGAGTTACATCAGAGACAATCTTAGGAATGAAACAACATGGTACTTACGCAACTCCGTTACTTGTAACCAATGCGAGAAAGGAAGCTGTTTGGGAAGATGCACCTATTTTAGTTACGAACCATGATATTCAGAGTGCTTCTGTATTGAAAAGATTGATTGATGAGGTTCGAGCTAAAGGAAAGATGAAGTTTGTTATTGTTGCTGAATCGTTTTCTAAGCCAATGATCCAGACTATTGCAGGTGCAATAATACAAGCTCGTCAGGGTAACGCAGAAGCTCTACAGATTTTGGCAATAAAAGCTCCAGCCCTAACTTCGCAAGAATTGGAGGATGTCGCTGTTTTCTGTGATGCTACTTTCATAAACAAAAATGCTGGTATGGAACTAAAAGATGTTTCCCTGCTCAACTTGGGTTATGCAAAGAAAGTTGTAGCCAATGAGGATGAGTTTATCATCACTGAAGGCAGAGGAAATAAAGAGGAGAGATTAAAAATACTCAACGAACAGTTGAAGCTTGAGAAGGATCCGATGTTTAAAGAAAAGATGAAACGCCGTATCGCTTCCCTATCCTCTGGTATAGGTATCATTCGTGTTGGTGCTATGACTGAAACTGAGCGTGGCTATCTAAAATTGAAGATTGAGGATGCTGTAAATGCTGGTAAAGCTGCTTTAGAGGAAGGTGTTGTGAAGGGCGGTGGTTTAGCTCTAAAGGAAATAGCAGAAAGTTTGGGAGATAAGAATATCCTTTATGAAGCTCTTATGTCTCCTTACAAGAAGATCCAGGAAAATGCTGGAGGTAAGTTGGATATTGCTGATGATGTTCTCGATCCTGTTAAGGTAACTCGCTTGGCTTTTGAGAACGCTGTTTCCGCTGCTGGAACTCTGATAACAACTGAAACGGCTATATCTGAAAAGAAACAGACTCTCTGGGATATGTTGGATCAGCGACTGACACAAGGAGATGAACGCAATGACTTTAGAGACATGGAAAATATGGATATGGGCGCAGGTAAATTAATAGAAGCCTAAATAATTACTATGTTAAAAGGAACTGGAGCAACATATAAATCGCGCAGTCAGGCTGAGTTCAACAGGACTAAGAGTAATCTTATCCCTGGGGAGGCTCGCATTATCTCTAAGACTGCTGAGGTAATGACTAGAAATGAGAAAGCTAAACAAATGGCTAAAGATATGAAGAAGAGAAAGGTATTAGATATGTACTAATGACTGATGAAATTAAAAATAAGATCGGTAGACCAACTGATTATGGTCCAGGTATCCTAGAACTAACTAGAGACTACCTTTCCAATTATCCTAACTTTGGTGATGCAATTCCTAGTATTGCAGGGCTTTCTACGTTCTTAAAGATAGCTCGTTCAACGATTTATGAGTGGGCAAAACATGCGGATAAGAAAGAGTTTTCGGACATATTAGAAGATATTTTGTCAGATCAAGAGAGGACGTTAATAAATAAGGGTTTGAAGGGAGAGTTCAATGCTGCGATAACTAAGCTCGCCCTTGGTAAACATGGGTACAAAGACAACACTGATATGACTACGAATGGAAAGGATGTTCCTCAACCAGTATTAGTTAAATTTATAGATGGGGAAACAGATAGAAATACCAATAGAATATAAGCCGCTCTTTGAGTCGTGGTGGCGAGAAGCTGCAGTATGGGGCGGCCGTTATTCTTTGAAGTCTCACACAGTTGCACGTTTTCTTTTGATTAGAGCGCGGCAGGAAAAGAAAAGAATCGCCTGTTTTCGAGAGTTCCAAAATTCAATAGCTGAGAGTTCACACCAACTTCTTGCCGACCTTATAATCCTATACGGACTCACAGAATTTGAAGTTACAGACAATTCAATCGTAAATACGATTAATGGTTCAGATTTTTTGTTTAAGGGTTTACACCATAACGAACAAAGCATCAAATCTATTGAGGGTATAGATATTGCTTGGGTAGAAGAAGCACAAACTGTATCAAAAGAAAGTCTCGAAATTCTTACTCCAACGGTTCGTAAACCTGGGTCTCAAATAATTTATACATACAACAGACTTCTTGAAGATGATGCAGTACACCAAAGACTCGTCATTGAGGGGAGACCGAATACTCTTAAAATTAACGTAAACTTTGATATTGCTATTAAGTACGGAATGATACCTCAGAGCATTTTGCTTGAAATTGAAGATGACAAAGCGCGAAGACCTGCTCTGTACAAACATAAGTGGCTCGGTGAACCAAGTAGCTTGGAAAGAAAAATTTATAGGGATTGGGCAGTTATTGAGGAAATCCCTTTTGGGGCTAGATCAGTTAGGCGTGGGCTTGATTTTGGTTATACGAACGATCCGTCTGTAATCGTGGAGATTTACCAATACGATGGTGGTTATATCATTGACGAGATTTTGTTTCAAAGAGGATTGAGTAATAAGCAAATAGCCGATACTTTGTTAAACAATGGTAGATCCTTAGTAATTGCGGATTCTGCTGAACCTAAATCCATTGATGAAATAAGACTGTACGGGATTAATATTTTACCAACTGAAAAAGGAAAGGATTCGGTAGTTCATGGTATACAACTTGTTCAGGATCAAAAAATATCTGTAACTAACCGCTCTTTAAATGTAATAAAAGAATACAGAAGTTATTTATGGGAGTCTGACAAAGACGGAAGAATAATTAACGAGCCAGAACATACCTTCTCACACTCAATGGATGCAATTAGATACGCTATTGCTTCTCTTCACAAAGAAGAAATAATGCCAGTTTATCAATATCAACCTTCATGGGTATCAAAAAAACGATGAAAATATCCAACGTACCACCACCTGTGTATGATTTATGTGTTAAGAAGTTTGGCGTTGACTTCAATCAAGGCTTTGTCTTCACCTATGGCGACACTGTTCATACCAAGTTCCCACTTCCATCTGATCTAATTGTCCATGAGAGTGTGCATATAAAACAACAAGGCACTAAACCAGAAGAGTGGTGGGATAAATACCTAGCGGACAGAGATTTCAGGTTGAGCCAAGAAGTTGAGGCTTATTCAGCTCAATATCAGTTCTTTGCAAGAGGCACAGATAGGAACTTGGCTTATAGATTCCTCTTAAAAATAGCTGGTGACTTGAGTGTCCATTACGACCTTGGAATCAGTAAGTCAGAGGCGGCTTTATTAATAAAAGGAAAATGACCATAATCGAACTTTCAAAGAACGAAGTAGAGATTGTTAGGCTTCTAAGAGAGCTTAGACCTTTTGAAGTCATAGAATTGACAAAAGACCAATTAGGACGCTTAGACCACTATATCGTCCATCGAAAGCAGAAAATTGTGTTGACACCTATATTAGCTGAGAGTAAACTTTAGATACAAATTAATACTGTCTCAAAGG